CTTTATCATGCCATAGTAATTTTAAAATATCTTCAGGTTCCCAAGAGATATCTGCATCAATAAACATCATATGGGTAAATTGCTCATTACCCATAAATTTAGCCGACATATTGTTTCTAGCACGATTGATCAATGAATCGGTAATAGTTGCTACTGCAAACTTCATGCTATGATCTCTAAAATACATTATGGTCTTAATTAGACTCATCATTGTTGGTTCCGATATTTGCTGATCGTAACAAGGAATAGCAAAAAGAACATTCCATTTCGCTAATTGATCAGATGTAATTTCTATTGATTGTGTTTCAAAAAGTGCCATGCTTATAGTATACATAAAAAAAAGGGCTGAGATTGCTCTCAGCCCTTTTTTTTATTTTTATATTACTTTTTTCTTACAACCGTCTTGACATTCTTAATGTCCTTTGATTTGACAACTCCGCCTTGAGGCGCAATAGTGGTCTCAAATTCTGAGACATTTGGAACTCTAAAGTAAAGAGTTTCGTTTGTCTTATCATAATGAATTTCAACATTAAGGTTTAATTTTCTTGCTTGAGCACGAATTCTTTGTTGCATTGAATTATATTTCTTACCAGCTTCAATTGCAGTAATTGAAAACGGTGTTCCAGTCTTACTAGACATGGTTAATGTTTCAATAATCATCTGCAATTCAGCAGATGTGCGACCACTTCTTGAGATTACTGGAAAGTGACTGGCTTCTTTAATTTGCATTTTATGCTCCTATTTTCTTTGGTTTGGATTATGCCGTTTGGCTTGACATTAAGTTATCAGACAAAAATGCCAGTTGCAACCATTTGGGTGTTTTTTATTTAAAAATGTTTTAAGGTTTTTTAAGAAGGCTTTCAATTTGTGCAGACAAAACTGCATTTTGCACTACCAATTCAGCTATCCTTGCAGCAAGATTCTGCACGATCTTATTGACATCAATAGCATTATCATTATCTATATATTCTCCATCCATATTCCCACCTCCTCTATTGGAATTTGTGTTTTATTAAAACCTGGTACATATGCATTCATATCACGATTATATACTGTTACTGTACCATAATCCTCAAAATCTTCACCATCAGGGGCATCAATACCTAATATTTCTATTTCAACTTCTTGTTCAACACCCATGTGTTGAACAGAATTGAATACCGATCCAGCAAGGGCATCAGCTAAATCTTTAGATCCAGCATTGGGGTGATCTATTTTATTGTTACTAAATAATCTTAACTTTAACAATTCTTCTTCAACAAGAACATGATTCCAATATCCACGAAGCCTTGTATCGTAAATAGATGTCATTAATGTATCATAATCAGTTTTCTTAACGCTATGAAAGTCTGCATTAATGCCTTGAGCTTTCAAACTCTGGATCATTTCAATAGATTGCCATCTATCAAATGTAACTAAGGAAACATCAAATCTTCTGCAAAGATCAACGATAAGCTGCCTAACGGATGCAAAGTTAATTTCTTGACCAGGTTCTGCCTTCCATGAATGTATTAAATCAACATTAATTACTGGCAGCTTTTCAACGCCCATTGATGTAACTATTTCTTTAAACCCAGAACAATGCGTCATACACAATGCCGTTCTATCTCTTTTAAAACCTAAGTCTATATGAATGAATCTCTGATGACCATCAGTATTATTAAACCACGGCTTATATCTACCCTCTTCATCCATAGGATCATCTGCATATATAAAAGCTTTCCTTACTAATTCTTCATCTCTAAAATAAGCATCTTCCATTGTTGGAGGCTCACATTCAAAACGAGATGCAGCTTCAATTGGATTTCTAATATATTCAGATTCTAATTGCTCTCTTTTAATTGTTGGATTAACTTCCCATGTTGCTGCTTTAATTGACCAAGTTTTAGGTTCATTCTTTTCTCTAGAGCTAAAGTATCTCTGCTGAATAAAGTCACCTTTATAGCGAGGGAATGACAATAGAATGACTTTACCAATCTCTGGGAATCGTGACATTACAGATAGCTTACTCATGTTATAGATTGCAGATGCTGATCCTTTTGATCTTATTTCACCTTTTAATTCACTATCTGTTTTAAAGGCTGAGATTTCATCAAGAATAACTGTCATTACTTCATAACCTTCCCAACCTTCAGATTCAGAGTGACCAGAGAATAATCTTACAGGTCTAGAAAAGAAAAATATTTCAGATACTCTAGGTTCAAATCCAACATTATTAAAATAAGGAGATGATAGCAATAAGTTCTTTAATGGTTCAAAGAACACTCTCTGAGCTTGCTGAGCGTTTACAGCAAGGTTTAGAAGGTCAATATATACACCATGAGCTTTACCATAATACCCAAGAGGATCTCTTAGGCAATGTAATAGATATACGGTATATGCCATAGATATACGGGCACAATGGTCTTTACCAGATCCTTTGCCGAGCATACAAATCACTTCATTGTCTGTATACTTCTTATAAATTTCTTTTCCTTCTTCTTCGCCATATAATTTTATTAAAGTGTGTTCTTTGAATATTTGGGTGCTATGCTTTACAATCTCAAGTTGAATATCAGATAAAGGAGGGAGTCCGAGATAATGTTTATCACCAACGAAAGTTTCAATGGATACAGGCTCCTCCATAAATTCGTCTTGTCTAAGCAATCTATCAAAGGCTGCATAATCAAGATTGACTCCAAGAAAATCAGACATTACTTAGAGAATCTCCCTAGGGCGACAAAAAGCGGTCTCAAATTCTGAGACAGAAAATGCAACGCCGCCAAAAAACGGTCTCAAATTATGAGACAAAAATGCAATGGCAAAATTAATCGGTCTCAAATTCTGAGTCATTCTGTATAATCTCCTGCCTATTAGGTTTAACCATAGTGGTTCCGCCGTTCATTATTTCAAATGCAATTTCTAATTCCTTACGCACTTCTTCTGCGATTGATGGATGCTTAGAGATCACATCTCTTAATATTTTTGATAAAATTTGATTGACATTCTCAGCCTTCTGCATTCTGGCAATGTATTCTCCATCTGTTTGGTTCCCACCCATAAGCTTGTGCAGTTGGGCTTTTTTGGTAGCAAGATCCCCAGCCAGCTTAATTGCTTGAATCCTAGCAGCAACCATCCCGTTATCGGTAGCTATGTTGATCGTTTCCCAAGCTTCTTTACTTAATTCATCAAATTCAGTAAGAGCCTTGATTGTATTGAATTGAACTTTTTCAAGAAAAAATGGGTCCTCCTGGATTGTTTGATTCAATATTAATTTGTATTCATCTATATAATCTTTAATATCATTAATTGGTAATGTCATTAATGAGGAGATCTCTCTCATTGAATAGCCTTTTACATGCAAAAGACCTACTTGTTCAACATCTTTAATCTTCTCTACTAAGCTTTTTTGTTTAACATGTTCAATATTTGACATAATCTATTTGTATAGTCCTTTGTTACTTTGTCCCAAGTCATATTTTCATTTATGTACTTAGCACCTTCTAGTGTCTTATTTGAGACAGCATCATAGTTTTTAACTACATACAACATTTTATCACACAAATCATCAAAACTTGGCTCTGCCCACTCTCCAGTGTTGTCATATACACCAGACATGTTGATTTTAGACCACTTATAATCCAGAGGAACGGAAAACTCTGCATACTCCTCGCAAGCGGTAGCGTTGGTGCAAATTGTTGGAATACCTTTTGCTATCGCTTGAAAAGGAATCAACCCCCATCCTTCGCCGCTTGTTGGGTACAATAGGCAGTCTGCCTCATCGTATAGTGCAGAAAGAAGACTCTCACTTAATTTCCAATCTATAACCTCAATACGAGGATGCCCGTGAATGGGTGAATGATCGCTGGTGCCTTTATGCAGGCGAGCGTCTGGTGGTCCATTAGACTTATAAATAAGTTTATAATTTTCATCACGACCAAAAAGATGCAGGAATGCATCAACAGCCATTTGAGAATTTTTTCTCGTTGAAGGACCACCCATGCTTAGAAATGTAAACGGTCTGTGAGGTTTTTTTTTATGAGGATAATAAAGATCTGGATCAACCCCTAAATTAAAAGCATACACTGGCTTGGTCACTCCAGATTTTATAAAAACATTTTTCATAAACTTGGATGTAGTCCAGATCTCATCCATGCTATTCATTCCGTCAACCCAGTCATTGCTTATACGATTGGTTTCCCAATATGTAAAGCCAATTGAATACTCAGAACCAATCACATAATTTTCAGGAGTTATATTATTAATTACAATAGGATTAGTAAATTGAGTATTTCTTAATGAATACCCAACACCAGGTATCTCTGGTGTATCATGCTCAATATGTGTCTTAGAGACTAATCCCTCTCTTAATAACGCTGCATATATTGGATAAGCGGCATCAGCATACCCAGTGCCTGCCACATGAGTGCCTGCGTCATTCCATTCTGCTTTACTCATCTACGGAAAAAGCAATTTTCTTTCCTGCCTTTTCGGCAGCCGATCTTAGTTTTGGTAGCGGTAGTCCGTGCACTTTTGTATACTCAACTCTATAGTTATACCAACCCTCAACTGCTCGCCAAATGCTTGCATCGGTAACATCCGATAACGCTTGAAGATCTTCTGTTGTCAGAAGAAAGCTAAGAACGCCCAAAGGCATATACACAACAACATCATAATTCTCGCCCTTATCTTTTGAATACTTTTCCAATATCTCCTGGTAGTGCCGAACCATTCCCTCAACTGGCGTACCAGTAAAGAAATCAACATTACCGTAAATATTTCTCTCCCGAGGGCATACATCATCAACTCCAACGAATGCCCCGTAGCTTCTGCAAACTAACGGTCTAAACCCGTAAATAGTACAACCACCTTTATAGAAAGCACACTTACGAGTTGTTTCACCCCCAAATTTAAGATCTTTATCATGCATTGCATCTTTTAAGGAATCAATAACAGACTTAAGCCATTCATCTGCATGCTCCTGACCTTTATCTTCTAAGTACAAATAAAATTGCTGGGTCAAATTAAAAGCAATGTTTGCACATTCCGCCATTGGGATTGTTAATCCAATAGTGCAGCAATGTCCAGAGCCCAAACATTTATACTTAGTCTTATTCTGATTTGCCTCAATTACCCGAGCTTGATTATATACAATATTCAACTCAGCAAATAAGCCTAAATCTCCTGCCGTAATACTTCTTTGCATTATCTACCCATACCTTTCTTTTTCATATCTCGTTGCTTTCTTAATTCACGCTTCCTGCGATCAGCTGCCTGTTGCATAGGAGACTTCGGTTTCTTAGAAGTTACAGATAGATTCCTTCCCTTACCTCTAAATTTTAATAAATCATACTTCTTGCACCAGTTGTATAAGCCTTGTGGTGTTATTTCAACATTGTAAGTTTGCTTTAGCAACTTACAAACATCAGTTAAATTCATTCTCTTCTTGACATAATGCTCATACAGCCAAGACTTATCTTTGTACGGCTCAAGAGCCATGAGAAACCGCCATTAAGTAATACCAAAGACCAATACCTACTGCATCAACAATATCATCATCCGCAAGGTCTTCATTTGACATATGGAAGTATTCTATCACAATTTGCCGAACACGATCTTTTCTTTCTTTCTTTTTCTTCGCTTCCGTATTCAATTCTATCTTGTCATTCTTAGATATATTCTTATAACCAATGCCCCGTTTCCATAAAATAGGGTTAATGTCAATCACTTTGAAACAATAAGTCTGGACAATGCCCCATGTGTAACCAATTATGTAAGATATAACACGGCTTGTTTGGAAGTTTTGAATATAAACTGATTGCTCAATTACGCAAACAGATGGGTTATGGTCCTTACATATTTGCTTGATACCAGAATTAATCTCATTAAATTTAATTGAAATATCATTAGTTTTTGTAAACTTTATCTTACCGCAATCTATTAATTTAAGACCGCTGCTGAAATCAATAACTGCCCAACCTAGAGAGTGAGATGATGGATCTACTGACAACACCCTGCTGTCATTCTTGTGTACAATATTTTTAAGATTCATTACATACCATCTCGTACTTTGGTCTCATCCCAACCCCAGCCGACTAATCGTTGAACAAACCTTTCTCGTTTACATTTTTCACAAATTAATTCTTTATTGTATACAGAAAGAACAACAGTACATGTTTTTGTTTTACAAATTCTTTTTTTATTCTTATTAGCTTTCTTTTCGTAATAATTTGCTAATAATTTCTTGTTAGTAATAATCTTTCTGCATTCAGCAGAGCAATAGATACTATTATAAACTTTTGCTATAAATTTCTTTGCACAATCTGGATTACTACAGATTCTTTTCTCTTCATTAACCACTCTCTCCCCAGCATAAAGCAGCAACATTACAATCAGAACAGTGCTTAGATGTTCTCTTGTAGGGTCTGTCGGGGATGTCACCGCTTGTGTAACTCCCATAAATAGTTCTGTACTTCTTAAATAATTTATCAATATAGTCTTGATCTTTTTTTATAAAAATAGGTAGAATTTCTTGATTATTCTTGCATTCATAAATAACAAAACCGCTATCAAGATTCAAACACTCCATATAGATCTGCGCCTGCCTGTAATGCTCGTCTTTTGGTTTGTTATGAAGCTTTCTGTAATGAAAACCCTCCGAGCTAATTGATTTTAATTCAATTAACTTATCTCCATACCAATTAATAATACCGTCAGCCGTGCCTTCAATTGGCGGGGATGAATAGGATACTGGGATTTCTTCTTGGACAAGAATACCCATATCTCTAAAGTATTTATAAATTCTGTCGTGAACTGCATGACCATTATCAAAGATACGATAAGTCTGCGGTCTGAAGTCTGGCGTAACGCTCACGCCAGTAAACAAATAATTCCAGTACCTCGGGCACTGATTCGTATAGCTTGGATGAAATCCATTTACTTTTTTAAATTCAGGCTTGTTACGCTCTGCCAATGAATCATCAATTGCTTTATTTAGACTATCTACTAGATCTGCATCTGAAAATTCCTCAGCAACAACTGCAATCTTCTTTGGTTGTTTAAGTACCTTCAATGATTTCATTAATATCCGCCTTTCCCAGCGAGTTTTAGAGCATTTATGTTTTCCGCTAATGCTTCATACATTGTTTTCCATATGTCATTAACAAACTTATCTTGATCATTCATAACAGCAGACTTTCTTTTAAAAGCTTGCGATTTTACAATCATCACTGTTCTATACGCTGCTAATATATTAGCATACTTGACAGCCTGCATTCCTAGATAGTGATCAGGATTATTAATTATGTCTTCAACTATACGAAGACACTCCATAAATTCTTCTGCTTTATCACCCATCTGCTCTTGCAGCATCTCTTTATTAATTATAATATCAGGCATTAAAGTACTTCCTTAAATCTTCAGCAACCACCATAGCCTGTTTCATATCGTTATCTTCACGATACAGTGCGAGGGCGATAATTGCATACGATGCAAGGTCTATAAGGGAATCCTCTACACCTTCATTAACTAATTTACTTCCCTTAGCGGCACTCTGTAGGCGGATTACTTTATCATTTGCTCGGATTAAAGTTCCCACCCACCCTGGAACTCCCCAGTCAACTGATGCACGAACATTAGCGAGAGGATCGCTCGCAGTGCCATAGTCCTGCCCTTTCTTTGTGTGAAGCGCTCGTAGCTCCTCTAATATCTGAAAGAACATTGGGTTCCCATACTGATTCATGCTTCTACCTTCTTTCTTTGAATTCCAACCATCCAGAACAATATATACAATCCGATATATCCATCATCATGCCCAATGCCAAAGCCAATTGATTTATAGCCAGACAGCTTATCGCAAAATAAACTATATTTATATTCCCTACTCATACTCACTTCCCTTCACTAGTTCTTGAAACACTTCCCAGTCTATTATAGCAACCTTTGTCTCGGAGTTCTCGCCAAATACAACAGAAATACATGGGTATTTATAATTAGCATTCCACGCATCTTTACGCATTTTACTCCAAGCTTTTAATGTAAGAGTAAATGTTTTTTCGTTATGTTTATAATCAAGCAAAAACTTAT